AGGAATCGGTGACAGACAACAGCCTTATGCACCCGCATATAAACCCGCCGCGTCAGAGAGTAACGCGGCGGGGCGGCCCGGGGCCAAATCCAGGCCTTTCACCTTTGTCTTGGGTGAATCGGACAAGGCATTTCTTCGCTCATGCGGCGGGCGCACCCTGTCGGTTTCCATGATACCGTCATGTGGATGCGGCTTGGCTCAAGAGCAGCGTGGGCTTTCACCACGCTTGCGGCGCTAGGAGAGGCGCTGCCCTACGGCACTCTTTCGCCCTGCCAGTGCGTAAAAGTTCATGCAAAATCGCACCAGCTTTCATGATGCCTATGCAGGCGGCGCGGACAGGGTACGGCCCCGCTTCCGGCGGATCAGCAGTTGCCAGCAGCTTGTCCGCCCCACGCCATATAAAAGACACCCCGCAGCTGCGGGCGCGGGGTGTCTTATTTCATGACAACTCAGACCGATGCTTTGTATCAGCAGCATCGTTTTTCTCGTAGTCCATGCATTCCGCGTTATAACCAGCACACGGCGCACATTGCGCTCTGGTTATTTCGAACGTGTGTCTACACTGTTCATTCTTTACACCGCCTTTGCAGGCCGCGCCGGTCTTAGTGCTTCTTGCAAGATTCTTCATTTCCTTGGCCTTATATAAATATGTAGCTGTGCCAAGCGGGGTCGTGTTCGGGTGCATCCCGCGCCCATCATTCCCCGGCCTTGTCCCTACCATTTCCATCTCTCAGGTTGTTCTCCGTCGTCATGAAGAAATACTGCTTCCTGCGTTTGATGACGCCCTCATCGTCCGCATCTGTCGCGATGACGCCCGCCGCAACACTGGCAATCATGTCCAGAAGGTCCAGCGCATATCCATTTGCTTCGACCTTGACCCTGAGCTTTCCATTCTCATCCACGAGTTTTGCATGGATTTCTGCTTTTGTCATGTCAATTTACCTCCTGTCCAAAAAGCGTTTTCATGATTTTGTCTAAAGTCTCACCTTCCAAAGGCGTCATTGCGTCCGTGCTCACAGCTGCATCCGAGTTGGATTTCTGAATCCGCGCGAGGCATTCCATAGCATAAAAATGAATGTTTGTCGTCATTATGAGGTCTAGTTTCCGAATGCTTTTGGGGTCATCAACCCGCAAGAAAATGCTGCCAAAGACTTTGGCTACCAGCCATGCCAGATCGTTCACCTCTCCAAGAAGTGTGACCTCCCCATCTTCTCCGTCGGTTTTTGCTGACAGTTCCGCTGGGTGGACGCGGTTTTCTCTAATCCATTTAACCCACGGACTCATTAACCTTCCTTCTCTCCATATGAATTCCTGCCTTGCCTCACTTTCCGAAAAGAGCCCCGAAGATGCTACTCCAAGTGCCGCCATCCGGGGCCGGGGCTGCATCTACCTTCATAGGGAAAGTCATGCCGGTTGCCTGAAGCTCCTTGACGCGCTTCGTAGCCCGCAGATGAATGGTCATCGTTATTGCAGCGTCCAGTGCTCTCACGGTATCCGGGTCGTCAACCTGCGCGTAAATGCCGGTGACAACCTTATTCACCAACCACCCCAGATCAGCCACTTCTCCGCGAAGCGTGACCTTCTCATTTCCCTTCCCGTCGGTTTTTGCCGACAGTTCCGCAGGGTGATTAAAGAGCTTTTCGATTTCTTTAGGCGTCATGTTCATGGTCCTTTCTTTTCACGGGTGAATATTCGTTCTGGTGGAGCACTCTGGAATCGAACCAGTTCCGGGGCTACTCCCCCGGATGCGCCTGCATACTCCATAAAGGGAGCGGCGCACGGACGCCGCCCACCCATGCGGGCCGCCCTTTGTATTCTTTCAGTCCCCAGAAGGTGGGACTCCCGGTTGTCGGAGCGACCGGGGCGGTCGTCCACGCCCATGCTTTCGACCGCGTGGCAGGCGTGTTTCGGTACGCCCAGACCGTATGGTCATCGCCAGCCCAACGCCGACTTGATGCACAACAGGATCAGCCAGAACAGGACGGTCACGCTCCATTGAAAGCTTTCTCCAATCAGCCAGCTCACAACAAGCGTTGTAATGGCCGCTTCGATAAACGTCCCGCCCAGAATCCAGAGGAGCGCCAATGCAGGCATCATTGCTTTTTCTCCTTCTTGAAGTTCTGAGCCGCCGGGCAGGTCGCCCAATGCGGAACATAGCCGACGCCAAGCACTGCGCCACCGTCCGGTTTCAGGTTGCAGGAGAGGACCATTCCCGTGCCGGTCACGATTTTGTCTTTCTTGACGGTCGTGTGGTCGCCGTAGCCCGTGACCGGCTGCGGGTCGCAGGGCATCTTCTTGCCCTTGGTGGTGACGATCCAGACGATGGGCTGCCCACAGCCCTTGCATCTTCCGATGTTCATTTTTCCTGCTTTCCTTTCTCTTCATGCGGCTGTTCCCGCTGGGCCTTCTTTACTTCCATCTCTTCCCGGGCTTTCTGCTTCGCCAGCAGAAGACCGGCCCGCCAGAAACCGTAGGACTTACCGGATGCATCGGCCTGCCGAACATCCCGAGTGAGGTCATCGACCGGCGGCTTGGGATACACCTTTTCTGCCGTCGGCTCCGTCCCGTGTTTGGCGGCGCAGAGGCAGCACCGCTTTGCGCCGATGTGTTCCGCCGGGAAGATCGTGCCACAGTCAATGCAAACCTTCATCGGCATCGTCCCAGTCCCCCTTGTGCTTCTGAATGTACCGGCGCAGCTCCTCATTGAATTTGTGCCGGCGCCGACGCTTGATAAAATCGGCTATCGCATACAGCGCCGCACACACTGTGACTGCCACTACCGCCAGAATTTCCACGTTCTAACATCCTCCTTCTCTGTCTTTCATAGGCTTCCCGCTGCTCTTCCGTGATCCCCGGAATCCGCTCAAACAGTTCCGGGTCTTGCAGCAGCATATTCAAAATGCCCTCACGGGTCTGGCTTCCCTGAAACTGGGAGAAAGACAGCTTCCGCTTCTTCCTCATTCCTCGTTGCCCTCCTTTCTGCCGGTGTTCTCCGCCGGGTCTGCGCTCTGGGCTTCCTTGTAGCCCTGCACAAACCCCGCCATAAAGGAAAGAGCCGACTTGCCGAGCGGCTTTGCATCGTCCATGATCTTTGCCAGCTCTTCCGTCTGCATCTTTTCTTTCTCGCTCATACTCTCACGCTCCTTTGTTGCCCGCCCCTTCCCGCCGTGATATAATCAGGTCAGGAAAGGAGGTGTTATAAAAATGTGGGTCTACGATTCACCCATCGGCCCGCTGTACATCGTCCGCACAGATGATGGCCAATACGGATTTTTGTACGACGGCATTATCTGGGAAGCCTGTCCAACTCCGCAGATTGAAGCCGACAACGTGTACTGCCGTGCCACCGGCTGCGCTGCCGCTTCCAATCTGGAAGAACTTCCTCACGACTTGTCCGAGTGGACGCACGTTTCCAGATAATCTTCCCGCGCCCGGTCGAGCACTTTCTCTGCGTCGTCCGGGCGAACTTTGTTTTTGCGGAACAGCCGCACGATGATTTGCGCCATTTCCTCACAGACTTTCTCCCGGTATTCAAGGTCAACGTCCGCAATGCGCGGATCGTATAATGTCGGGTACGCTTCCAGAAACGCTTCGCTGTCCAGCATGACCTCCATCATCTTCATAATGAGGTCGCGCTTCAACTTCGGCGTTCTGTTCAGCTCTTCTACAATGTGTTCAGGTTTCAGCGTCACGTCCGCTTCACCTCCCTTTAATGTTGTCCGCCCCTTCCCGCCGTGCTATAATCGTGACAGGCGGAAAGGAGGTGATTATAAATGCCTATCTGTCCTCGTTGCGGTTCCGCTGTTGGTTCGGACGCTCAATTCTGTTCCAACTGCGGCGCACCTCTGAATGTCAGTTCTGAAAACTTCTGCACCAATCCAGATTGCAAACGTCATAAGGAACATTTTTCTTTTGCTCCCGGCGTTCGTTTCTGCGACCAGTGCGGAAAGCTGACGACTGACGGCAAAAAGATTGAAGCTCTGATTTGAGCATCTTTCTTTTCTAAGCTCCTGCTTGTGGAAGAAGCGGGAGCTTTTTTACGCCCACTTTTCGCCGTTCAGTCTGACCCAGACCAGCTTGCCGGACTTGTCCTTGAACAGAATAACTTCTTCTCCGTCGTTGATATTCTCAAGCTCGCGGGCAAGTTTCAGGCGGTCGTCCGGCGTTTCGACCTTTGCCGACCCGCCGATGTTCCCGCCCTGCATCTTTATCAGTTCGGACAGCATCGCGGCCCGTTCCGCCTTGCGCCCCTCAAATAGTACACGGCGAATCGTTCCGTAGAGGTTGTACATATCGCGCACACGCCAGCTAATCGCACTTTCCAGAACATCCGCGTATATACTTTTCTCTTTCTGCATCTCTCTTCACCTCCCGTGTTCATTAAGCTAACCTTATGTGCCCATTATAGTTCATTTAATTATTGTTGTCAACCCCTTTTCAATTATCTTTTGTTGACTTAACTAACATTTCGTGCTATCATTGCATTAAAGGAGGTGAACAGCAAATGAAAGACAGAATCCGCGAAGTGCGAGAACATTTCGGACTTAGTATGGAGAAGTTCGGTTCCAGAATTGGTATCGGAAAAACCTCTATCAGCCTTTTGGAAAGCGGTAAGAACAATCCTTCTGTTCAAACCGTGTCCCTTATCTGCCGTGAGTTCGGGGTCAATGAACACTGGCTCCGCACCGGCGAGGGCGAAATGTTTGAGCAGACGCGGGAAACCGTGCTGGACAAGCTCTGCGCCGAGTATGATCTTGGTGCAGAACACCGGGCCATTGTGGAGGGATTTCTGGACCTGGCCCCGCAGGATCGGGATGTGGTACTGAAATACTTCCATAATGTGTTCAGCCGGTCTGCATCCCCTGCCGCCCAGAGCGCGGCAGTGCCTGACAGCGAAGCCCAGCGCATTGCCGAGAGCGACGAGTACAAGTCGCTTGTGAAAAAGAACGAGCCAGCGGAGGGCGAACCGTTTACTACCGTCGGTTAGTTCTGCAACGCGCCGCAGACGAGTGGTTGAAGCGTCACCGCTGACCACCATGCAAAAAGAAAAAGCCCACCGGAGCCGTACCCGGTAGGCTTTTTCTTGCGTAAAAAAATAATGCCCCATCCTTCCGTCTGGAAGAACAGGGCATTTTGAAAGGATATACTATATATGAGAAGGAAGAAAGTCAAGGGCGGCAACCGCCTCGTTGCCTACTACCGCTACTCCGGCGGCAGCGGGCAGACAGAGCAGAGTATCGAAGGGCAACGCCGGGACTGCGAGAATTACGCCAAGCTCCACGGCCTGACCATCCTTCACGAATACATTGACCGGCATATCTCCGGTAAGACCGACGACCGCGCCGCGTTCCAACAGATGATGAACGACGGCGACAAGGGCGCGTTTGATATGGTGATCTGCTGGAAAACAGACCGCTTTGCCCGCAACCGGTACGACAGTGCCGTGTACAAGAAGCGTCTGCGGGACAACGGCATCGAGATTCTTTATGCTGCCGAAAGCAACGTGGAGGGCGCAGAGGGCATTATCATTGAAGGTTTGATGGAAGCCCTTGCCGAATACTACTCCGCAGAGCTGGCAGAGAAGATGCGCCGCGGTATGCGCGAAAGCGCACTGAAAGGTCATGCTATCAACCGTTGCCGTTCTCTTGGCTTGACCACCGACGAGAACAAGAAGTATGTCATTGACGAAAAGACTGCGCCCACCGTGCGCTTCATCTTTGAGCATTACGCCGCCGGGGAGAGCAGCACTTCCATTGTGGATCAGCTCAACGCCAAAGGTCTGCGCACCAGTCAGGGCAACCTCTTCAACAAGTGCAGCATTCCCCGTATCATTCAGAATGAAATGTACCGCGGTGTCTATACCAGCAAGGCGTACAACGTGCGGATCGAGGGCGCGATCCCCGCTATCATTGATGATGATCTATGGAAGAGGGCGCAAGCTATGATGAAAACCAACCGTCAGTTGAAAGCCAAGTATGAACCGAAAGCGGAATATCTGCTTTCCGGTAAACTGTTCTGTGCAAAGTGCGGCTGCACCATGAAGGGCGTAAGCGGGCACAGCGGCGGCAACTGCGAGGTGTACCGCTACTACGCCTGCTCCAACCCCCAGTGCCGCAAGCGCAATATCCCGAAGGATGATTTAGAGGGCAAGGTGATTCGTTCCATCTGTGACCACCTGTTGCAGCCGGAAACGATGGAACTTCTTGCCGAAACGATGGTCGAGGTGCAGAAAGCCGACATGGAGAAGCCCAACGCCGAGCGCGATGTGCTGGAACAGGAACTCCGGGATGTGCGCCGCAGGAGCAAGAACATCATGGATGCCATCGAAACCGGCAGTGCAAACCACCAGCTTGTCGCCCGTCTGGATGATCTGACCCAGCAGGAGAACACGCTGACCTATCAGCTCTCCACGATGGAAGCTGAGAAGCCCCTGCTCTTCACCAAGGAGCAGTATCTTTTCCTGTTGCAGCAGTTCTACGCCCAGCCCACAGAGCAGGACGATGCCTATAAACGCCGTCTTATTAACACTTTCGTCACAAATATAGAAGTTAGTGATTCCGAACTGCTTATTTATTTTAACATTTCCGAAGAAACTGAAAACAAAAATAAAAACGCTCCCCAGTTGAACTTTGATAAATCAAGTTCGACTGAGAAGCGTCTGGTCCGAGTGGCGAGAATCGAACTCACGGCCTCTTGAACCCCATTCAAGCGCGCTACCAAAACTGCG